CTGGCCGGGGCGCAACGGCACCCGGTCGGGGCAGTACGTGGTCGAGATCGACACGTCAGGATCGATCGGTGAGAAGGAGTTGAAGACCTTCATGGGCGAGCTGCACGGAATCCTGTCCGACATGGAGCCCGAGCGTATCCACGTGATGTACGTGGACGCAGCGCTGCATGGAGATGTGCATGAGATCGACGACCCAAACGATCTGCTGGACCTGAGCAAGAAGGCCGGCGGCGGTGGAGGCACCGACATGACCGTGGTGTTCAGGGAGATGGAGCAGCGGGGCATCGAGCCCGAAGCCGTGATCGTCTTCACCGATGGGTACACCGGGTTTGGGGATGAGCAAGACGTGAACACGATCTGGTGCATCACCACGCCAAGTATCACTGCCCCCTGGGGCACAACCATACACGTGGAGTTATAGCCATGACGCAGCCAACCGATAATGTGCAGAAAGCTGATGCGGCTGCCGATCTGCGCAGCATCACGACCTGCATTCCCGGCCGAGTTTGCGGCGGTAGCCGCATATTCAAATTTGCCGCCGACGAAATCGAACGCTTGCGGGAGCAGCTTGCCGCCGAGGAATCACAAGCTGTCGCGGAAGGAGAACTATACCCACAGCATCTTAAGATCCTCACTGTAGAGCGCGATGCCTTGCGCCTTGAGGTCGAGCGATTGAATGCCGTGGTTGGACTGGCGACGCTATTAGAGAAGGCGCTAGAACTGTACGCAGACCCGCACTCGGACACGCACTCACAAGGCAACGTAGCATACAGGAACCTGCACGCTTACCGCGCCGCCCTCGCATCATCTACGCACGCCGAGAGACAGTCATGAATGTCATGACACCTTATCAGCAAGAACTGCTAGATAATATCAGGCGCACGGCAGAGCGCGGTTTGGCGCGCAGCGTTCCTCTTGGCTACGATTTTGGGGATCCCGGCGCAGTGGATATATTCCAACACATTCTAGATGAAGTGCGTAGATTGCAAGCCTCATCTACGCGCGTGAGCGATGAGGGGAATCAAACATGAACATATGGGATTGGACCAGCAGCTGGGCGAGCCGGTATCACCGGCTTGTCTGGATCAACTACAAGTCCACGGAGTCGTGGAAGAAGATGCGTGAACTGTTTGCCAAACAAGGGAGGTTGTGATGCATGTTGAAAGAATCGCCGGACGCGGCGGTGCATTGGGTGGATACTACGTATCACCGGCTATCAAGCCGTATGCTCTAGCCCACGGCACAATGACCGTGGACTTTAGCCAGGTGCCGAACGATCGGCGCACGAAGCTGGTCACTGCCATCAAGCGCGGGTACTCCCGCGGCAATGAGCGAAGTGAGCAGTACATACTCTACGCCCTGTTGTGCCAGCACTTTGGGTTGCTGCCCTCGCGTATATCGAACGCCCGCCAGAATTGGGTGGCCGTGCCAGATGATATAAATGATAAAGAACTGGTCACGATAGTTACAGACAAGCTCAAACCAATCATGCAACTGACCGGGGATAAGGAGGGCTTGAGGTACAATGACTATTGGAACGGCGCGGACTTCATACTCGGTCAACGCGTAGTCAAGTTCTGGCGCCCGTCAAAAGTTCCCATGAACGTCATGGGCAAGATGATGATGGAACTCCTGCCGAAGCAGGACTATGCCAAGCAAGTCGCCGCGATGGACTTCATCAAGAGCGGCGGAGTTATCAAGGCTGATTTCTAGGAGGACCAATGAGCAGACGGAGATACTACAACAGAGCCGATGAGCAGGGCAGGCACAGTGTGTCGCTCGACGAGCACGAGAAGCGCAGGCTGTGCGAGCGGGTGGATACGCTGCTGGCACGAATATACCCGACCCTCGCTTGCCCGGTATCCATAGAACGGTTGGCGGAAGTGTGGAATAGCTTCACATCTCCAATAATCATGCGAGCAGTGAGGGATCTGGAGACGATGCTAGTTTCCACCCGCATGTACACAGCAAACCACGTGACGCTGAATTTCCTGGATGCGGGGTGGAAGATCCAGTTCGCCAACAGTAGCGACTCATCCTTCTCCTCCCCATTCTACAAATTCGATGGCCCCGGCAGAAGCAACCCGTCGTGGGAAGAGTTCCAAGCGGCGCTCGGCGCTGATGAACCAGAGTTCTTTGAGTGGGCTGTGACCGCCCACAACGGGTATGCTGACATAGTGTCTGCCAGAACAGCGCTCAGGGGTGTACTCGAATGCGTGACCACCGCGGGTATGCTGTGTAGAATCGTGCCCGAGATGCTGAACTTCGTTGGTGCCAACGTGCGGGAAGCACAGGCTAACCAGAAGAAGCGAAGCCCGATGCCGGAAGGGTACTACAAGCTCAACCTAGCCGAGGTTGAAGCGATGAACAACCTGATCGCCAAGTGCCAACTGCTGCCGGCTAACCAGGGCGATGACATCAGCAACGTTCAACGTATGACCTACGCGCATCGCATAACCTCCAAGGGAGCGGTCGTTCATGAGAGATATAGTCCTTGACTTCGAGACCTACTATGACACGGAGCACACGCTCAAGAAGCAGATGACCGCGGAGTACATCCGCGATCCGCGCTTCCAGGTCATAGGGTTCTCGATCAGCGTGGGCGGCAGCCCGCCCGCATGGTTCACCGGGACTCACGAGTACCTGGGGGATGTCCTGCGCTTGACGATCCGCGATACCGACAGGGTCATAGCGCACAACGTCATGTTCGATGGTGCAATCCTAGAGTGGATCTTTGGATGCCGCCCGTGCAAATACTTTTGCACGATGATGGGCAGCCGCCCGCACATAGTCCCATACACGGACTCCATGTCGCTGCGTGATGTAGCCAATTACCTGGGGATCGGACAGAAAGGATCCGAGGTAGAAAACCACAAAGGACGCCGACGCGAATCCTTTACCGCGGAGCAGTTGCACGCATACGGTAACTACTGCTGCGATGACGTATCGCTGTGCCGTGGGATTGCTGAGCATCTGTTTGGCATTCTCCCTGATGATGAGAAGGACCTGATCGACCTTACTATAAAGAAGTTCGTGCGTCCTGTGTTGCTACTCGATGCCGATGCGATCGCTGCGAGAGAGGCCACGCTCAAGATCGTGAAGGCGAAGGCACTCGCAAGCGTGTATGTGCTGGGCGCCACGCTATCAAGCATCCGATCACGGCCGCGGTTCATAGAACGTTTGAGAACCTACGGCGTCGACATACCGATGAAGGCCACGATCAACTCCAAGGGGGTAGCTGGCACCACTGCGGCGCTCTCAAAGGATGACCCCGAGTTCCTCGAACTGCTTGCCCATAGTGACCCACGAGTGCGCGCACTGGTTGCAGCCAAGCTGGAGCTGGGCTCAACCAACGAAGAAACCCGCCTCGCCCGCTTCAAGCGCCTGTACGACTGCATCCCTAGGCACGTGATGCCCATACCGCTGCTGTACTATGGCGCCCACACCGGGCGGTTCAGCGGGATTGGGGGGTTGAACATGCAGAACCTGCCGCGGCCCAAGCCCGGCGACCCGGAACGTGCAGCGTTGCGCAAGAGTCTGGTCGCTCCACCCGGCTACTCGATCATCGCCGCGGACTTCTCCAACATCGAAGCCCGCATCGTGGCGACCCTGGCCCAGCAATGGGACCTGGTGGAAGCGTTCAGGACTGGAAGTGATGTGTACTCCCTGTTCGCATCGAAGATCTACAAGAAGCCAATCAACAAGAAGGACCACCCGGTTGAGCGGTTCGTAGGCAAGACCTGCATCCTGGGTCTAGGCTACGGTATGGGTGGGAAGAAGCTCCGGGTGACACTGGCAACGGCTGACACCCAGGTTTTCATGTCGACCAAGGAGGCGATGGATGCCACGTACCTGTACCGCGGCACCTACGAGAACATCCCTGAGCTCTGGCGTAAGCTCGAGCAGTTGGTGCGGGATCACGTGCTGGCGCCGAACGGGCTCCATGTGTGGGGCCCACTATCGTTCTTGCCCGAGCGGATCATCCTGCCCAACGGCATGCCGATAATCTACGCCGGCATCCACGAGGACCCCGTCGCTCGCGGGGGCAACATGAAGTATGGTGACAAGTGGTTGTGGGGAGGCACTGTCACGGAGAACGTTACACAAGCTCTGGCCAGGATCATAGCAACAAGGGCAGAGCTTCGACTGGCGCGAGCGGGGTTGCCCGCAGTGCACCAGGCGCACGATGAACTGATCTTCTGCGTGCCGATTGAGCACGTAGATATCTGCGAGAAAGTCATTGCCCGCGTGATGACCGACCCTGTACCATGGCTCCCGAAGCTACCAATAGCCGTGGAGATACACCACGGCCCGGATTACGCATCATGCAAGTAGAGGAGTAGAACATGAGTAAGCTCATCGCGTGGAGTTACTCGCGGCTCACCAGCTACGAGACGTGTCCGAAGAAGTACCACGCGATCTCGGTGGCCAAGTCTGTGCAGGACCCGCCCAACGAGCACAGTGAATACGGCGACCTGGTGCACAAGGCATTCGCCAAGTACATGCAGGATGGGACGCATCTCCCGTTTGCGATCCGGCACTTCGAGAAGTATCTTGCGCCCATCAAAGCAGCGCCTGGCGAGAAGGTGATCGAGCAGAAGATCACGCTCAACCCCCAGTACCAGCCGACCGGGTGGTTCGACAAGGACGCGTACATACGTGTGATCTCGGACCTGACCCAGTTGAATGGCCGCACCGGTGTGGTGTGGGACTGGAAGACTGGCAAGCCGACCGATGACTTCACGCAGCTGAAGCTCACCGGGGCTGTCACATTCCTGCTGGCCGAAGAGTTGGAGGAGCTGACGCTTGCCTACTTCTGGTTGAAAACCAAGCAGGTAGCGCCGGTCAAGATGAAGAGAGAGGAGACAACGTCTGTATGGAGTGAACTCATGCCAAGGGTTCAGCGCTATCAGACGGCTCACGACGAGCTGGATTTCCCGGCCCGGCCGTCGTATCTTTGTGGTTGGTGCCCGGTGAAATCATGTCCCTTTTGGAAGGAGAATAAGAGATGAAGTACTTTCTGATGGCCCTGTGTCTGGCCGTATGCGGTGTAGCTTCGGCTACCGACTTCGCGCCCGCCACCGATGGCACGTTCAAGTGTGCCAACATGTACTGCACTGGCTACGCAACATCTGACACGCACACTGTTGAGTCGGTGTCACTGCAGAAGCGCGCGGGCAGTCACTACTATCTGTCAATCAGTGTCGATGGAAAGCTGTACTACGGCAACGCCGCAGGCATCATCCCGACCTCACTGATCGCCAGTGATGGATCGTTCCTGCTGGCCACCGTTGATGGCTTCACTTCACACTATCGATGCGCCCGTGAAGGGCGCGCGACAGTGTGCGTGACTGACTATCAGGTGTACACAGGCTCTGTGGAATCCCCGTAGTTCAACGCGGGCGTCTTCGCAAGAGGGCGCCTGCACTGAACCGGAGGAACTACATGACAGTCATTGCATATCGGGACGGTGTGATTGCAGCGGACTCGCGTTGTACTTACGAGGACGCCGCCGCTGGAACGCAGGTATTCAAATGCGAGAAGTTATTCCGCAAGGTTGTCCCGACCCTTGACGGCACCGGGCAGGAGGAAGTGATCCTCGCTACCCAGGGTGAGACGTTCTCCGGCATGGTGTTCGTGGATTGGTTCGGCACCGGCAAGGACATGCCGGAGATCCTGATCCACGGCGATGCGGAGTTTACGGTACTTATTCTCCGCAGGGATGGACTGTACGAAGTGGACCGGTGGTGCCGGCCCATCAAGATCCTCGAGGAGTTCTACGCCATAGGTTCCGGGTCGAAGGCAGCTATGGCTGCGATGCTCATGGGTGCGTCAGCGGCCAAGGCTGTCGACGTGGCATGCAAGCTAGACCCCTACTGCGCACCCCCTATCATCAAGATGAGGTTGAAGAAATGAGCCTGAAGAAAGGTCTGGACTCCGCGGAGGTTCATGCTAAGTGGATCTCGCTCAACCGCAATGCCGCGGCCACTGCACGCCACTACGGCGTGGCACCAAACGCGATCTCACAACACCTGAACAAGTATCGGGGTGAAGGGCATACTGATAAGTCGAAGGACTCGGTGATCGGCAACCTTAAGAAGCAGATCCGCGAACTTGAGGGTCAGGTGCTCGATGACGCCCGTGTGAAGAGTGACATCATCAAGGCAGTTGATGCCGCGATCGTCACGCCCCATTGGATGATCAACCGCGGGCAGTTCAAGGATCTCACCGGCGTACCGGTACTGTTCGCATCCGACTGGCACTTCGGTGAGGTCGTGCGATCGGTGGAGATCGGTGGGGTGAATGAGTACAACATCAGAATCGCGAAGCAGCGCGCCCGCATGATGGTCCAGACCTTCATCCGCCTGCTGCGCAACCACATCCAGAACACCGGCTACCCAGGCTGCGTGTTCGTGCTCGGCGGTGACATGATGTCAGGTGACATCCACGAGGAGTTGAAGGAGACCAACGAGGTTGAAGCGATGCCCACCCTGCTGGAGCTGATCCCGATACTGGCGTGGTGCATCGAGACCCTAGCCGATGAGTTCGGCAACGTGTTCGTGCCCTGTGTGACCGGCAACCATGGGCGCACTAGCCGCAAGCCGCGGATGAAACGCCGCAACCATACCAACTTCGATTGGTTATGCTATCAGTTGCTGTCGACGCACTTCGCGAAGGACAAGCGCGTGACGTTCCTGATCCCCGAAGGCTCTGATGCGTACTTCAAGGTTTTCAATACGAGATTTCTGCTCACTCACGGTGATCAGTTCCGTGGTGGGGATGGTTTTGCTGGCGCTATTGTTCCGATTGCTCGTGGTGACAAGCGTAAGCGCGCTCGTAACTCGCAGACCAACCGGGCCTACGACGTAGCGATGATGGGCCACTGGCACCAGTACATACATACGGGCGAGTTCGTGGTGAACGGATCGCTCAAGGGGTACGACGAGTACGCCTACGCCGGCAACTTCGGGTTCGAGCTTGCAGCCCAGGCTGCATTCATCGTGCACCCGCAGCACGGCGTGACGTTCCGGTTCCCGGTGTTCGTCCAGTCGAAGGACGACGTGGCTAAGGCTGAGTGGATCTCGATACCGAAGGAGAAGTGAAATGGGCATCAAGCGATTTATGTGGGTGCGTAGCACGCGCAACGGTTCGCCGCTGCATATGTATTACAGCCGCTACCGAAGCGCGGGGTACGCCAAGTGTGGGGTGTATGTTGCGAAGGGGTGGAAAGCGTGGATGGTAATCACCGGTCGGCTCAAGGAGTTCCCTGTATGCAAGCGGTGTGTTAAATGACTGACCCAGTCAATCACCCGACGCACTACACCAGCCACCCGAGTGGCGTGGAGTGCCTGACTATCACGAGGCACATGGGCTTCAACCTGGGCAACGCCGTGAAGTACATCTGGCGTGCCGACCTGAAAGGTAAGCAGGTTGAGGATCTCAAGAAGGCTGCATTCTACATCCTCGACGAGATAGCGAGGATCGAGGGCTTAGATGCCAACACCGGAAGGAAGGCCGGCGGCACTCTAGCGGCGGCGACTAGGAAGGTAATGTCCTATGAGAAGCGCAAAGCAAAGCCCCGTTTGTAAGCGCGGACATAAATCCGCACGCTACAAAAATCGCGTGTGCAAAGAGTGTCAGCGTTTATGGCAGGCGGCTTATAAACGCAGGGTTAGGTCTACCTCAATCCCCCACAAAGCAAAAGCGATGTGGGAGACAGCTAAGTCCAACGCCCGTAGCAGGGGCATAGTATTTACAGTGTCAGTGACGCACGTGTTCGATTTACTGTGGGCCGAGGTTCGTAGCGGGCGTGTTGCTATGAAAGCAAACGACCCGCGCTCGGCTTCTATAGATAGGGTGGACTCAAACCGTGGTTATGTTCGAGGCAACATTCAGATTGTGCCTCACTGGTACAACCGAGCATGTAGAGATTGGCCGAAGACGGAAGTGCTAAAAGCCATTCGCGAATTCATGGGGTCGAGGTAGTGACGTCCGAGGGGCGTGTTAAGGAGAGTGTAAAAGTTGTGCTTCGACAGCACGGCGCCTATTGGCATTGCCCCGTAATGAATGGAATGGGCGCTCCCGCACTTGACTTCCACGTCTGCCACCGAGGCAGGTACGCCGGCATCGAAACCAAGGCGCCAGGTAACAAACCTACGCCCCGTCAGCTACGCACGAAAAGGGATATCGAGCTGGCTGGCGGGGTCGTCTTCATCATCAGTGACGGAGAAGGACTAAAGGAGTTAGACGCATGGCTATCGATTACAAGAAGTACCCCCTAGGCCCGCAGGAAGAGCCGTGGATGGACATGTCGTCACGCGATCATTTGATCAACGACATGCTCAACAAAGCGGGGCAGATGACCCCGGAAAAGCTGAAGCAGTTTGCGGATCTTGCCGGTCGAGCGGTGGCGCCGCCCACCCCCAAGGAAGTAACGAAGCACGCCGTCGACGCTACGTACAACGTAAGCCCCGAACACATCAACCCGCTTCGTTCATTCGAAGAGTTCACGTCCGAAGCGTTTGGGTTCATGGCCGGCTTTAAGGATGTGTGCGACTGGTGCAACGCGCAGGCGGCAATGATCAACGCCACCTACGCCAAAGACCCTGTGAGGTTGCGCTTGCACATGACCGTCTTGATCGCGGGGTTCAGAGCTTTATTCAAAGGAGAAGGAATGTGAAGTCAGTGATGATTGATATCGAGACACTTAGCACCCAGCCTGACGCTTGCGTCGTGGCTATCGGTGCGGCGGTGTTCAATGACCACGAGGTCACGGACACATGGGGATGCACCATCCGTCACCAAGACTGGCATGGGCACATCGACCCGGCCACGGTGAAGTGGTGGATCGAGCAGAGCATGGACGCCAAGCACGCCACGTTCGCCAACGGGATCACGGACAAGGAGGCCATGATGCAGTTGAAGGACTTCATCCAGGGCGCCGATGAGATCTGGGCCAACAGCCCGAGCTTCGACCTGGTGATCCTGAAGAAGTGGTGGCTGCGGGTGTCGCCCGGTTATCACATGCCGGTGAGCTACCGGAACGAGCGGGACTGCCGCACGATCTTCCGCGAGGCTGACCGGCTCAGCATCGAGCTGGGCAACGCATGGGCACAGGGCACTGCACACAACGCAGTGGACGACGCGGCCAACCAGTCGCGGGCGATCATCGCATATCGCAGAGCGCTTGGTGGACCACAACGGTGAAAGTCTACCCCGACCACAAGCGCGTGGTGATCCCCTACCGCGCGGACATCGAGAGCATCCTGGGGACGGCAAGCCGCCGATTTACTGCGAGTGGTCAGTACTTCCTGGCTGTGCCGCATGACATTGAGACGACGATCCTTCTGCGGAATATGGGCATACAAGCCCCTAGCCCTATCCAGTACTACTACGACTGGATAGGTACTCCGTTCGAGTCGCAGAGAGCCACCGCGGATCTGCTCACCGTATCTCGTCGGGCCTATGTGCTCAGCGAGATGGGCGTGGGCAAGACACGGGCGGTCCTCTACGCCTACGACTATCTCCGGAGCATTGGCAAGCTCGGGAAGATATTAGTGGTTGCCCCACTCTCCACGCTGGTAACGGTGTGGGAAAACGAAGTGTTCGAAAACTTTCCTCATCTAAGGACTATGGTGCTCTATGGCGACAAACGACGCCGTCTTAAATTCCTATCTGAACCAGCTAACATCTATGTCATCAATCATGACGGAGTTTCGGTCTGCCATGCGGAGCTGTTTGCAAGAACAGATATCGATGGAGTCATCGTTGATGAAGTTGCGAGCTACCGCAACTCGCGAGCGGTTAGATGGAAGAACCTGGAGCCTCTTGTTAAGCGTAGTAAGTACGCTTGGGGACTTACGGGAAGTCCGACGCCTAACGAGCCATCTGACGCTTACGGCCAGGTCAAACTCCTTACTCCGGAGAATGCTGGTCGAAGCTTTAAAGGGTTCAAAGAGCGCACGATGCGGCAAGTCAGCCAGTTCCGGTGGGTCGCACGTGAAGAAGCCAACGACGTTGTTGCCGAAGTCATGCGACCCAGTGTCCGCTACACCAGAGCTCAATGCCTTGATCTCCCGGATACTACATACCAAACTCGCGAAGTCCAGATCGAAGCGCAGACCGGCAAGCTCTACAAGAAAATGCTCGACGAGCTCGCGATCCAAGTCCGCACCAAAGAAGTCACGGCGGCGAACGAAGGTGTTAAACTAAGCAAGCTGCTTCAACTATCAGCAGGCTTCATATATGACCAGCAGGGAAAGGGACAGTATGTCGGTGGGCTCAGCCGGTTCCGCGAGATCGTCGCAATCATCGAGGAGGCGCCGACTGAAGCAAAGTTCATTGTATTCGCCCCATTCCGATACCTCGTTGAGCTACTCGGGGGCGTACTCGGAAAGCGGTATCCTGTCCGGATTGTCCATGGAGATACGCCAAAGGCAGAGCGAGACTCCACCTATGTGGCATTCCAACGGACCTCTGAGCCTCGAATTATTGTCGCGCATCCCCAATGCATGGCCCACGGATTGACATTGACCGCGGCGAATACCATTATCTGGGCCGCGCCAATTACGAGCAACGAAATCTACGAACAAGCCAATGCCCGCATAACGCGGTCGGGGCAGAAGAAGAACACCTTCATCATCCACGTACAGGGCTCAGCTGCTGAGAAGCAGGTGTACACCAGGCTACGTCGCAAGGGAAAGATGCAGGGTGCTCTGCTTGAGTTGATGGAAGACAACGTACAAGGAGACTAAGATGACAGTTGATCAAGTCATTGCCGCATACCTCAAGTTGCGGCACCAGAAGGAGGCTTTGCAGGAGGAGCACAAACTCCAGCTCAAGCCGATGAGTGACTCTCTCACCAAGCTCGAAGGGTGGATCCAGAACGAGTTGCAGAAGCTTGGTCTCACGAACTTCAAGGGACCCAGTGGTACTGCATTCTTGCAGACATCCACGTCATGCTCGGTCAAGGAGTGGGACGCCACGTTGAAGTGGATCCTCGAGAATGGCGCGCATGAATTCCTGGAAAAACGCGTGGCAAAGTCCGTGGTCCAGGAGTATGTTGAGCAGCACGGCGAGGCGCCGCCCGGCATACAGGTGACACGCGAGACCGAAGTCCGGGTGCGCAAGTCATGAGGCTCATGGGCCAAGAGGTTGTGTATTACACAGCACACTGGAAGAACCACCAGCGGGGGTATCTGTTCGATATGTCGCAAGGGGGTATATCGCGCACCGGGATGTACCTCAGCTTGGCTGATCTCTACGACTACGGACGCCGGCTGGCTATACCTATCGATCCCGTAACTGCGATCAGCATGGGGCTTGTGACACCGGAAGAAATCAATTTGCCTGAAGGGCTTCAGGCTGCATTCAATCTACTGAAGTGAGGACATATGAGTAATCAAGTGACGTTGTTCCAGAACGAGACGGGCGCAACCGTAGCCG